GAGGGAAGACATATCTACTATATCTGGTAGTGGTGGAACTTTGGGTGGATTATCAGATGTGGATATATCTGGTGGTTTACAAAATGGAATGGTTTTAGTGTTTAACGCAGCAACGAGTAAATTTGAAGCAACATTAGAATTAACACCAGGAGCATCACAAAATTTAAACATTAATGGGGGAAGTTTCTAAATGGCCAGCATAATAAGAGTAAAAAGATCGACTGGCAACGCTGCTCCGTCAACTATAAACTACGGTGAACTTGCGGTCACGATTGCGAATGGAACACAAGGAAATAAGGGTGGAAGATTATTTGTTGGAGATAATACAAGTCCAGATCCAGATCCGATAGTCATTGGTGGTAAGTATTACACCGATATGATGAATATTACACCAGGTTCTATTAGAACTGGTGCAAATGCTCATGCTGGTTCAGTAAGTAACGGGTTTATACCTATTTTAGATGTAAGTTATACTGGACATCCTGGTGGTAGTTCTTCAGGTTTTGGGCCAGCATATGCATCCGCAACTCTTCCTAGAGTCGATACTTGGACAGTAGATAATCTTACACTTGATGGAAATACAATATATTCAAATAATACAGATGGTGATATTCGTCTTGTTCCTAATGGTGCAGGTCAAGTAATTATTAATGATGACACTAAACTAACATTTGGTGCAAGTGAAGATGCGAGTATTGAATATGATGAAAACGGGACTGATAAGGTTCAGGTAACTGGTGCACCTTGGGTATATAATGGAGTTACTCTTGAGATAATTAATCCTGGTGTTGGTGATGGTTTAGTTGTTGATAATATTGGAATTTCATCTAATGTTATAAGCACTAAATCTGGTGGTGGTAATACTTTATTCATTGATCCATATCCAGATGGTTTGGATAGTGATGGTATGGTTATCATCAAAGGTAGTTTGCAAGTTGATGGAACAACCACTACAGTCAACTCCACAAACACAACATTGAATGATCCAATAATGAATATTGGTGATGTTGTAAGTAAAAGAACTGTAATGGTGGTTGTGGGATCTGGAACATCTGCAATTACTTTAGATTCAATCGTAGGAATTAATACTGGAGATACAATATCTGGAACTGGTCTTCCTGGTGCAGGTACAACAACTATACATTCTTACACTTCATCTGCTGGTGTTTCGACAGTATTCATAGATGGACAAACCACAGCTGGCATTACGTCAACTACACAGTTAACAGTTACTCATGGATTTGATACTAACACTGATCGTGGTATTACATTTAACTATAATACTGGAACTGGGGTAGGAAATAACAAAACTGGATTTTTTGGTTATAATGATAGTGCTGGTGAGGGTAGTAATGCACCTCAGAGATCATTTACATACATCCCAGAAGCCACTAACACAGGTAATGTTTTAAGTGGAACAAAAGGATTCCTAGATATAAAAGGAATTTATTTCCAGAATGGCGATTATGATGCCACTGGTAACGGAGTTCTTTATTTTGATACCACTGGTAAAGTAGTTGGTGCTGCTGCCACAACATCTGGTATAAGCACTTCAAATTTCGTTTTAACAACGGATGCTAATGGCATACCCAAATGGACAACAACAATAGATGGAGGTCAATTCTGATACTATGAATAGTGAAGTTGATGTGAACATTTTGATTAATCATTACCATAAAAAATTAGCAACATTAGTTAATCAGAATATTTTATTAGAAGCAAAAATGGAATCCATGACAAAAGAATACATGGATTTACAAAAAGAAATGCTTCAACTGCAAGAAGATAAGAAAAAGGAGAAGAAATGAGCAAACCATCCACTAGACAGGAATTAATTGATTATTGCCTAAGAAGATTGGGATATCCTGTGCTGGAAGTTAATGTGGATGAGGATCAAATTGAAGATTTGATAGATGATGCTCTTCAATACTTTCAAGATCGCCATTTTGATGGTTGTGAAAGAATGTTACTTAAACATAAAATTACAGAAGAGAACAGAAATACACTAAGAACTGGAATCACTACAACTACTGCTAATTCAACAGTTGGTATAACTACAACTAGTTTTGATGAGAATCAAAACTTTATACAACTACCAGATCATGTATTAGGTGTAGAAAGAGTTTTGAAGATGGACAATAATACTATATCAAGTGGTTTATTTAATATCAAGTACCAAATATTTTTAAATGATTTATATTATTATGGGGCCCTTGACTTAATGAACTATGCGATGACTAAAACTTATCTAGAAGATTTAAGTCGTATTATAACACCAGATACTCAAATAAGATTTAATAAGAAGAGGGGTAGATTATACTTAGATATTGATTTTGCACAAATGTCTGATGACACATTTATCGTTATTGATGGTTATCGTCTTTTAGATCCAACAGATGCACCTAAAGTTTATAATGACTTCTGGTTAAAGAAATATGCAACATCACTAATTAAGAAGCAATGGGGAATGAATTTAATTAAGTTTCAAGGTGTGATGTTGCCTGGTGGGGTTCAGTTAAATGGAAGACAGATTTACGAGGATGCCATTCGTGAATTAGAAGAATTAGAAAATACACTTAAGACAGAATACGAATTACCACCACTTGATTTTATAGGATAATGTTATGCCACTTTCTCCGTATTTTCTTCAAGGATCATCGAGTGAACAGAGATTAGTTCAAGATCTTATAAATGAGCAGTTAAAAATTTATGGGCAAGATATAGTTTATCTTCCTCGTAAAATTATAAACAAAAAAACAATCATGAAAGAGGTTGTGGCTTCTACATTTGATGATGCTTATCGTATGGAAGCATATCTTTTAAATTATCAAGGATTTGAAGGTAACGGAGATATTTTACAAAAATTTGGAGTTCAAACTACAGATGCAGTAACATTTGTCATATCAAAAGAAAGATATGAGGATTTTATTAGCCCATTTTTAAATTCGGATAGTCAAATAGAATTAGCAACAAGACCAGAAGAAGGAGACTTAATATATTTTCCACTTGATAATACAATGTTTGAAATTAAGTATGTAGAAGGAAAGAAACCATTTTATCAATTAAATAACCTTTACGTTTATACTCTAAGTTGTGAGGTGATGGATTATGCTCTCGATGAAGATATTGATGTTGGAATTGAAGAGGTAGATAGAGCAGCAGTTGAATTTGGATTTACTACAAGATTATCTATGGTCAGTATTGCTGCATCAACTGCGACAGCAACAGTTCAATTATCGAAAGACATAGGAAATACTAACATTGGCAAAGGAGTTGCATTTATTGATTTAATTAACGATGGAACAGGATATACACTCCCACCACTAATTGGTATATCGTCAGCACCAAGTCAAGGAACTAATGCAACTGCAGTTGCAATCATGACCAGTCGGAGTGGGCAAACAGGACAATCAATAGACCGTATCGAAATAACTAATCCTGGTTTTGCATACACAACACCACCAATAATTACAATTCGAAGTCAAAACGCATTCGGAACTGGTGCTGCAGCAACTGCAATTATAGCAGAGGGAACTATACATACACCAACTATTACTAATCCAGGTGCGAGTTATGCCACGACTCCAAACGTTTCTATCAATGCTGTTGGATTAGATACTAATATTGGAATAGGATCAACTGCAAAGGCAGTGGCAATAATTAATACTCTTGGTGAACTTGCTTCTATTAGATATAGTTTTGCAGGTATTGGATATACTGCAACTCCAACTGTAACTATAGATCCACCAGTAAGGGCAGGTTTAGCAACTGGTAATTATCAATTTAAAGAACTTGTTAGAGGAGTTTCTACAGGAACAACAGCAATTGTTGCTGATTGGGATAGAAATGATAGAATACTTAAAGTTACAAACGTTGGTGGAGTTGGATTTGCACCTGGTGAATCAGTAGTTGGTATCGGAACCACCTTGTTGGGTTCAGATTCTGAATACGTTGTTAGAAGTGTTTCTGACCAAGATGAGTATGATAATTACAATGAAAACATAGTTGTTGAGTCCGAAGCAGACTCAATTATTGACTTTTCTGAAGACAATCCGTTCGGTGATTTCTAAATAGTTTGGATAAGTCCTGTTTAAGATATGTTAGGAACCTATTATTACCATGAAATAATCAGAAGGACTATTATAGCCTTTGGTACTCTTTTTAATGAAATTGACATCAAACATCAGACT